ATGAAGAATATTTAGGTACTTACATTGTTGATACTAAAGCTTACATACAAGATCTACAAGATCTTAGAAAAATGGGAATAATTAAAGGAGATACAGTAAGTGAAAATAAAGAACTAAAAGATAATGAAAAATACGAACCAGGTAAAGAATTTTATTATCAAGGTACAAAATATAAAGTAATCAAAAATGATGGATATGTATTAACGTTAAAATCATTAGAAAGTGGAAACGAATTAAAATTAAATTGGGGTCAAATTCAAGATATACCCAAAAACGAAAATACCATGAAAAAAATAAAAGAAGCAGACGTAGGAGGAAAAGAAAAAGCAGCTATAGAAGCTGAAAAAAAAGCTTTACTTCTAAAAAAACAAGCAATAGATGATAAACTAGCAAATATCAATAAGGGAGACGATTCTGTAGTAGAAGCTCAAATAGAAGAAGAACCAAACGAAATGCCTACAAACGATATGGGCAAAGACAATTGGCAAGATGATGAAGGTCGATTTGCAAAAAGTCAACTTAAAAAAGCAGCTGAATATTCAATTAAATTATCTCAAATGATGGGAGATATGACTCAACTTCCAGCTTGGGTTCAATCAAAAATAACAAGAGCTTCTGATTATATATCTATGGTATATCATTATCTAGATTATGAAGCTTCAAGAGGTCAAGATGATTTAATGGAAAATATGGATAAACATAGAAATAGAACTAAATTAATGGAAGGCGCTTGGAAAGATATAAACCCAATGTTTGATAGTGGAAAAACAGACGATGAAATAGTTCAACATTATGTTACTAAAGGAGTAGCACCCGAAAATGTAAGTAAATTACCTGGGCTTGTTGCTAAACTTAGAGGACATTGGAATGATCTTCAAAAGATGAAAACAGATATAAATATATTAGACCAAGAAGCAGATGGACTTAAACAATCTTCTCAACCAGCAGTAAGTGGAATGGAAGGTGGTGAAGAAGGAATGGAAGAAGAAAAACAATTAGCATCAGGGTTATTTAATGAAACTAAATAATGAAATTGCTTAGAGAATATATTAGAAAAGAAATAAGAAGATTATCTGAAGATAATCTAAAATTCTATAAAGTACCTTTAGAAATTAGAAACGCTTTAGAAAATAATCTTAAGCTTAAACCTCTTATTAGATATGTATCTACTTTAAAAGCATCAGCAACAGTACCTCCTAGTTATAGAGTATTTTTCCAAAACAATCAACATATTGATTTATATATAGAACAAATAGGAATAAAAGCTGTTATAAATAATAAATCTTTTTGGTTACAAGACATAAGAGAAGCAAACGCAGCAATACAAGAATTAAATAGAGTATTAACTCAACCTATTCCTGTAACTGGTGAAGAAGGAGAAGAAGGGGAAGAAGGAGGAGAAGGAGAAGATATGGAACCAGAAGCAGGAGGTGAAGAAGAAGGAGGTGAAGAAGAACAACCAACAGATTAATGGAACTAAAAGAGGCCTTAGGTGAAATATATAAAACAGCAAAGGAGAAATTTAACATACAAAATACTCCTAAACTTCATTTAAGAGAAGATGAAGAAAATGCTCAAGGTATCTTTGGCAAAACAGCATACTATCAACCTTCAGATCAATCTATTGTATTATATATAACAAACAGACATCCAAAAGATATTTGTAGATCTTTTGCACATGAATTAGTACATCACCATCAACATGAAAGAGGTGATTTAGAATTGGGTGATTCTTCTAGCCCAACATACGCTCAAGATGATAAACATATGAGAAAAATGGAAATGGAAGCATATTTAAAAGGCAATCTTCTCTTTAGAGATTGGGAAGATTGGATGAAAAATTATAGAAAAACAAATCAAAATTAAAACGTTATGAGTATTTTAACAAGTTTATTTTCAGGTGGAGCAGCTGACCTGGTAAAAGGTGTAGGTGGTGTAATAGACGATTTACATACCTCAAAAGAAGAAAAATTAGCCGCAGAACAAAAAATCAAAGAAATAGTAGCTAACTATGAGGTTGAAATGGAAAAAAACATAACTCAACGATGGACAGCTGATATGAATTCTGATTCATGGTTAAGTAAAAATGTAAGACCACTTGTATTAATATTTTTAGTTGTCTCCACAGTTCTTATGATATTTATTGACGCAGGAACAATTAATTTTACAGTTGAAAAGAAATGGACAGATTTACTTCAACTTGTATTAATTACAGTAATAGGTGCTTATTTTGGTGGTAGATCATACGAAAAAGGTACTAAAGTAAAAAACAACAAATAAAACCAAAAATTATGAATTGCGATTGTCAAAAATGTAAATGTGGTACATCATGTGATTGTACTTGTTGTGATTGTTAAAAACATTTAGTTCGATTCATAGCCGAACGACTTATTTAAAAATTTTAAGAGAGCTGTGGCCTCCAATTTGGTAGCCGTAGCTTTTTTTTGTACGCTACCACAAAATAAACAAAGTATGAATATAGTAATTGTAGGAGCGGGAGTTGCTGGTGTAAATGCAGCAACAAAACTAGTAGACAACAATTTTAAAGGCAAAATAACCATTATAGATATGGGTTTAGATCCATATAGAAGACCAGCAGAAGATGTAATGAGAGGTTTTTTAGGTGCTGGGGGTTGGTCAGATGGTAAATTAACTTACCATACATCAATAGGTGGTCATCTATCAAAATACACAGGTGAAGAAAAAGCTATGGAGTTGATGGATCAAGTTATTGAAAATTTCAAACGATTTCACCCTAAACCAGAAAAGGTACAATGTTCAAACCCAGTAGATGAACCTGACTTTATCAAACCATATTTTGGTTTAAGATTATTCCCAGTATGGCATGTTGGTACAGATTATTTACATGAAATAGGTAAAAATTGGTATGATTATTTAGTAGAAAAAGGTGTAGAATTTAAATGGGAAACTAAAGTAACAAATATAGATTTTAATAGAAAAGAAGTATACTATAATTTTAGTGATGGTATATATTCCACGGAATTTTACGATAAACTTATATTTGGGGTAGGTAAATCAGGAATTGATTTTGCAAAATCATTATCTGAAGATTATGAATTACCTACAGAACCAAAACCAGTACAAATTGGGGTACGTTTTGAAGCACCACAAAAACACTTTCAAAAATTAATTGACATTGCTTATGATTTTAAAGTTATAATGGTCATGCTAAAAAAGACAAAAAATACGAAAATGGCATGACTAATTTTGGTATTTTAATGGAAATTAAAGGTATAGACGAACCTTTTATATGGGCAAGAGAAGCAGTAAAAAAGATGCAAGAAGAGGGCAAAGGAACATATTTTTCTCCAAGTCATAGAGTACCTTCAAAAACAACAGAAGGAGATTATGTAGAAACTAAAGTAGTAAATAATTTAGAACCTTTATATGATGCAATAGGAGATTATGCTATTTACATTCAAGATTTTATCCATGATATGGAAAAAGTATTCCCAACATTAGGTAAAGATTGGGGAGTTTATATGCCTGAAGTAAAATATTTAGCACCAGAACCTTTAGTAAATTACGAAGATTTAAGCCTCACTAGGTTTCCTGATGTTCATTTTGTAGGCGATGCATTATCAGCAAGAGGCATAACAGTATCAGGAGCACAAGGAACATTAGTAGCAGAACAATTATTAAAAAATTAAACATGACAGAAAAAATTAATATGGATAAATGGATTAATCCAAAAATTAAAGTTAGAAAAGTATATAAAATAGAAGAAGATGGATCTAAAACAACTGCTCATGTTATTGAACATAATGGTATAGCAAAATTTCATCATTTTGAGGAACCAGCAGTAGTAAATAAAGAACAAAGAAGAAAAGAATATTATTTAAATGGTATTCAATTTACAAGAGAAGAATGGGATGAGATAAGAAAAGGTAGAGAGGGTTTACCTTGGTATAAAAACCCATCAATGAAAGGAACATCAAGACATTAATATATGAAAATAGGTTTTTGTGGGACAATGAGTGTAGGGAAAACTACATTAGTAAATGCTTTAAAAGAATTACCTGAATTTAAAGATTATCATTTTAGAACAGAACGTTCAAAACATTTAATGAATTTAGGTATACCTTTAAACACAGACAGTACATTAAAAGGACAATTAGTTTTTGCTTCTGAAAGAGCAGCTGAATTAATGCAAGAAAAAATCATAACTGATAGAACAGTTATTGATGTTATGGCTTTTTGTGATTTATCTAAATCAATGAAAGATTATGAAAAATTTTATTTAAATGCTACTTTATATTATTTAGTAGATGAATATGATATTTTATTTTATGTTTCTCCTGAAGGTGTTGAAATAGAAGATAATGGAGTTAGAGAAACAGACGCAAAATATAGAGATGCAATTGATAAAAAAATTAAATCAATTGTACAAATGTATAGAAGTAGTACTATTACAATTAAAGGTACTGTAGAAGAACGTATAGAGCAAGTTAAAACAGCAGTAGCTCAATATGTATAACATATAACATGGCTCAACAAAACATTAAACAAATCATAAAACAGGAGTACATCAAATGTGCTAAGGATCCTGTATATTTTATGAAAAAATACTGTTGGATTCAACACCCAACAAGGGGCCGTGTACAATTTAATTTATATCCTTTTCAAGAAGGTACGCTAAATTTACTCCAAAAGAATGATAGAAGTATCATTCTAAAATCAAGACAATTGGGTATTTCAACATTATCCGCAGGTATTTCTTTATGGATGATGGTATTTCAAAAAGATAAATCAATACTTGTAGTAGCTACTAAACAAGATACAGCCAAAAATCTAGTAACAAAGGTTAAATTTATGTACGATAATTTACCTTCTTGGTTACAAATTGGGTTTACAGAAAATAATAAATTAGCACTTAGACTTAAAAATGGATCCCAAATAAAAGCAGTATCAGCAGCAAGTGATGCTGGTAGATCAGAAGCAATTTCTTTACTAATTGTAGATGAGGCTGCCTTTATTGAAGAAAACCGAATAGAAGAAATTTGGGGTTCATCACAACAAACATTA